ACTACTCATTGAGCCGCTGGCAGCCTCGTAGACCTTCTCGTCGATGCCCGATGCTTCGTCCGCGACCAAGAGTATGTTGGCACTGTGCAAGCCGGCCATCGCCTCGGGGGTCTCGGGGCGGGATGTCCTCGCCGTAACGAAGCACTCGCGGTCACTCTTGAGGGTAATGTGGTCGGCGGTCACATCCCACAGCGCCTGCCACTGCTCGGGCATACGGCTCATCCACTTGAGGAGCTCGGGCCATAGGACATCGAACAGCTGGGGCGCGGATGGTGCGGTCAGCGCACACTTAAAGGGTGCACGGGTGCAACAAAACCACAAAACAACCCACGCAGCCAAGCAGCTCTTTCCGACACCGTGACCACTTTTGATGCTGTGCCGGGTGAAGCCCCTGGCGAAGCCACGCAGGGCCTCGATCTGCCACGCATCCGGCTCCTGCAGGAGCACTTCCCTCACAAAGGCGATGGGGGCGCGGTTGTAGCGCTGCAGCGCGAAGTCGAAGGCGGAAAAATCGGGCGGTGCGTCGTTGGGAGGAGACGCAGCGCCCGAAGTAGAATCGCTCGTATCTGGCGCCAGTATATCATGTTGCAGGTGCAGCGTCATGGGGCGAGGTGGCCATAGTCGCGTTCACGCACGTAGCGGATCAGCGACCACGGGATGCCCACCTCGGCGGCGATGCTGTGGTCAGACGCGCCCTCGGCGTACTTCCCGTCGTCCCAGTCGAACGAAGCCTCCAGCTGCTCGCGGATCGCCCGCTTCTGCGCGTAGCTGAGCTCGCGGTAACGCACCTCGTGCGTGTGCGGCATCGACATCATCGACATAGCGGGTGGCTCCCCCTGTGGGTAACATGCCACTACCGGCGGATTCCCGCCAACTGGAACGCCAATGCCCAAGCCCTCGGACGATCCGCAGCTGGAACAGCGTGTCGCTGCTCTGGAGGAGCATGCCGGTGCCACTGATGCGGCAATCGCCGATCTGGACGCGCGCGTGCTGGCTCTGGAGAACGCGGTAACGACACCCACGCCAGAGCCGCCGGGCGGCATCATAGACAATACCCTGCCGGAGCCTGAGCCCCCGATCGAACCGGAGCCTGAGCCTGAGCCTGAGCCGGGTGAGGGGCTGGCGGTTGTCATCCGCGCCGCATCCGGCGAGACCGTCTACGAGGAGGCGGGGGCCGAGAACCTGGGCGACTACGTCGACCCGGAAGGCGCCTTTGTGCAGCGCTGCTACCGCGCGCCGCGGCAGGACGACGCGCTGCCGGGGCTGACCGTGTGGTTCCGGCCAGACGCTGATGGCTCGCGGCAAGAGGTCGTCGTCGAGCTAGGCGTGCCGTTGGTGGACGGCCTGACGCCCGCCAACCTGGGCGCCTACGAGGCCGAGATCTGGGACGGCGACGAACTGGTGGCGACGGTCCAAGTGCCCAGCCATCCCTGGTATGCGCGCTGGCGCTGGCAGTCCGCGCCCAGGCCGGTGCGTGTTTCACGTGAAACACTGATCGCCTCGGGCAAGGTGCCGCACTACGACGGCACGGTGCTCGGTCAGTTCATCGGCGATCTGGCGCCGCAGACGTACACCACCATGGGCTTTTCGGGCATGGTCACCGGCATGGGGTGGACCGGCGATCGCCCCGACATCGGCATCCTGACCGGCTGGTCCGCACAGTGGTTGTGCAAAGGGAACAACACCGAGACGGTCATTGCTCAGGGCGAGGCGTCGGGCACCATCTCGATGCATCTGCGTGACCCCGTCACGGGTGCGCCGCTCGATCTGGTCAACGACTACCCGAAGATCACCAGCTACCCGAACGGCGGCGATCCGATCGTGCCGATGACCAAGGGCATCGTCACCTACGACAGCGGGCACTCGCCTGCGTGCTCATACTTGCCGTGGCTGCTGACCGGCGACGTGTATTACCTGGAGGCGCTCCAGTTCCAGGCGAACATCGAGATCATCGGCGAGCCGGCGTCCGGTCGCTACACCTGGGCCGGGCGGTATGGCGCATGGCCGCTCAGGAACAAGCTGTATGCGGCTGTTGCCTCGCCGACCGATCCGCCGCGCTGGCTGCTGGCTCAATCGGTGTTCCACGCGCACATGGAGGGCGTGCGCTCCGAGATGCTGAAGGACATGGCCAACGAGGACCCGATCCTGTCGGTATTCCGTGCCAGGCAGTTCGGTGGATCGCAGGGCACCCCGGCGCATCCATCCGGCACGTATGCCGTGTTCTGGCAGTGTGCCATGGAAAGCTTGGTGTATGGGCTGTGCGTCCAGCTGGGCTTCGACGAGTGGAGCGAACCGCTGGTCTGGAAGATCGATTCCGAGGTCCAGAGAACCAACGGCGAAGCCTGGCCACGCGCCACGCCAGTGCCATACAACACCGGCCTTGTATATACATGCAACCTGACGGCTGCGATCACCGCGACCGACACGTTCATACCGGTCGATCACTATGCCGGCGGGCCATGGCCCGTGGAACCGTTCTCGGTCAAGTGCCAGAACGAGGTGATGACGGTCGTGGACAAGGGCGATGGGGCGCTGTGGCAGGTCCAGCGCACCGCTCCGGTGGCGCACGCAGCTGGTCAGGCATTGGTCGGGCCAACGTATCTGTCGTGGCTGGAGTGTGCGATGCGGACGGTCGCGATGCACCCGGACGAAGTGCCGTTTGCCCCGGACGATCCGACCGGCATGGCTGAGCTCTACAACGAAACGTCGGGCAGCGTGGGATACGCGCAGTATGCCCGTGCGGCGCTGGCTGTGGCGGTGCGCTGTGGCGTGGCGGAGGCTGCGTCGAGCTATGCGTGGATCGACGATGAGTTCACCAAGCATAACCGGAGCTCATGGCATCCTGCCTGGGGGTGGTGCATCACCTAGCGGATGGCGCCTGCCAGCCAGAACACGTAGCCGCCAAACCAGAGCGCGCCCAGGTAGAGGGCCAGGAGCAGCAGCAGCCTGGCTGCCATTGCCATCATCGCACCACCAGGACCTGGAACAGGAACAGCAGCGCCAGGATGATGGCGACGCCGACGACCACCACCAGGAGGGCCGTCGAGGTTGAGGGCAGGTCAGTGCGGTCGCTCTCATCCATTAGGCGAGCTCCTCGTCCACCGTGCAGGCGATGCCTAGACGCCCGATCCTGCCCCACGAGCAATTGCCGCCGTGATCCTCGACCAGCTGCAACAGCGCGGCGGTGGCGGGCGCGACCACCAGTTCGCTTTCGTAGACCCAGTTGCCCCGCTCCTCGCCGCTGTCGTCCCGCTCACCGAGTAGCCTGACATTGGCGTGGCGCATGGTGTTTTTCATATCCAACCATGCTTCGGCGGCGGTCGCGCCGTAGCCGTGGATGAGGCCATCGGTGTCGTGGACGATGTAGCCGTTGATGGTGATGTCGCTCATGTCTCTGTCTCCTGTGTTGCTCGACACCCGATACATACGATCACCCCTTGATTATGTCAAGCCCAGTGTGTATGTTCCTCCTTGTCGAGCGAAACACAGGAGACAGTCAGTGCTTAAGCCCATGCGCGTTTTTCGTTGCCACTATATCTGCGACGAGTGCGACCACGAGTTCGCGGATGAGATGCTGGTGGTGTCCAGCAGTTTCTGCCCGTGCTGCGACGCCGAGATCGAGCCCTACAGCAGCGAGGACCTGTTCGATATCGAGGCATATGACGACGAAGCGGAGGTCGCGTGATGGACGCTTACCGGGTCATCTGGCGCTTCACGAACGGCCAAACATTGGACGAGACAAAGTTCTACATCTCCGACGACAAGGCTATCGCAGCGGCCAAGCGGCGCATGAAATACGCTCTGCCCGGCGAGATCGCGGTTCTGATGCGCGGCGGCGTGCCGGTCGCACGCATCAAGGCCGGCTTCTCACAAGCCCTCACCAAGCAGGAGGTCGCGTGATGAGCGATCTCCAGGCGATCGCCGCCAAGCTGGAGCAGGCAATGGCGCAGTTGCGGCTGATCCGCTTCGGCGAGATCAGCGCGGTGGGCTACGGTCAGGTGCTCGACGCCCGGTGCCTGCTCGCCGAGGCGCTGGGCCGGCTGGACAGCGTGAGGAAGCAGCAGGCGGCGTGAGCGCGGCTGGGGCGGCGGCAGGTTGCCGCCCCTATGCCATGTCATGCCGGCCCTGCCTTGACGAGCCAGGCCGGGCCTGTCCGGGACCGACCCCGCCATGCCACGCCGAGTTTGTTCTACCGACTATTCCAGGGCAGGAACACTATAATCAACCACAGGCTTGGAGGAGTCGCCCGATTCGTTCTCGGTTTTCCCCTCCGCCACGGCTTGCAACGTTTCGGCAACACGCCGCGCCGCAATCAAATGCAACAACGTCAAGCTGGTCCCCTCGGTCTCGTCCACGATCGGGGTCACAGGTCTACCCCAACCACGATCGAGCAACTGCTGGATGGCGTTCAGCGCCTTGCCATGGTCGTCAGAGCGCATGATCTCCACCAGCTTTGCCACGGCCTCTGGCGTGTGCTCGCGGCACATTGCCGGCAGATCGTGCGGCGTGCGAGGTCGGCCCTTTGGGTTGCCGGATTGCCCAGGCTTCCACAGATGCTCGACAGATTTGCTAGCAGTCGGGACTAGATCGCCCATCAGCACGCAACATTATTAGCCCCGCTCCAGCTTGGCTAGTCGCTCGTTCAGCTGGCGCACGATTTGGTGCAGGTCGGCCACCTCGGCCTCGGGGTCTGGCAGGTTGCTTCCTTCGGGGGAGAAAATCCGCCAATGGCGGTCTGGCTCAGGGTCTATTTCGACGAACCTGCTGAGCGGCACAAGCATGACTGACCCCTGTGGGTCGTGCATGTGCATCAAGGCCAGATTCCCGACGCTCTGATCGGCAGTCGGGATGATAGCCGTGATCGTGCATCTGCCGATTATCACCTCGCCCTCTTCGTCGAGCACCTCGACACGCATCCCCACCAAGGGATGCTCAGCATAGCGGGCGGTCGTGGTAGTTGTGCGCTTAGGCATGGCTCGCTCCTCTCAGCGGGTTTGTGCTCAGGGCTGCACGGTGCGTCGGAAGCACTGTGCGGCCCGTTTTGTTTTTACTGGCATGGGTTCCGGGATGGGAAGGCTTTTTCGGGCACGGCATACTTTACGTCATACTCGCTGAGGGACGTGGCTTTCGGCACGCGTCATACTCTCTCCCCCCTACGTAGTAGGGGGAGAGTATGACGAGTATGACGACGTCCCGAAATCCGTCATGCTCGTCATACCTCGTCATACTAGGGTGCCGAGTATGACGAGGGCAGATCGCGCAGGACTGCGTCGGCTCTGGCGCGGTCCAGGACCAACCTTTGGCGGTCGTGCCCGCCGACCCTATGGGTGACCACGTAGACCACGCCGGCCTTGGTCCACTGGCTGAGGATGCTGCCGGCCTGATCGATGCTCTTGCCCGCGTGGCGGACGATGCTGTCCCCGGCCCACTGTCGCTGCCGGCCTCGGCCCGCCGACCAGACCTGCGTCTGATCGTCCAGGTCGGCAAAGATCGCGGCCATGGTAGGATGGTCCATGCCGCCGAACAGTTCAGGCGGGTCCCAGCGTTTGATCGCCTGCACCGAATCGCCAGCCGGATAGGCTGGATCGACTGCGGTATTGCCCAGGGCGACCGGCACCAGTTCGTACCAGTCGGTGGCCTGCGCCTTGGGCGCCATGTTCGACTTGATATCGACCATGCGAGCGAAGGCCGTGCGCCTGTCCTCGTCCATGCCAAAGCCCTTGGCCTCAGCGTCGGTCATCTGCTGCATGCCGCGGGCGATGCGGGAGCCGTCGACCAACGAGGAGGCGCCGCGGAACAGATCGCGCCCATCGGTGTCGAGGTCGCCGCCCTTGCGGAAGTGGCACGGCACCAACATCGAACACTGGGTGTCGCGCCCGATCTCGTTGGACGCCGACATCAGTACGTCCATCGCGTCATTGCTGCTGCCGTCGACGCTGTGCGCCTTCACCAGAGGATCAATGATGGTGAGTAATATGTTGTTATCGCGGATAAAATCCTTGCAATCTTCGACGCTAGGGGTGGGTTGAGCGGCGCGCGTGCGCGGCTCGTAGTCCACCAGCTTGAGCACGCCATCGGTGAGGTAGAGCCTGCCGGTGATGTCACCGGGCAGTACGCCGTGCTGCATCATGGCGGCGGCGATGCGCCTCTGGATCTCGGTGCGGTCGTCTTCCAGGGTGACGAACCAGACGTTGCCCTGGACGAAGCTGTGCAGGCCAAGGATATCCTTCCGTCCGGTGATCACTGCCAGGGCCGCTGCGATCGCCCAGGCGGTCTTCCCGGTGCCTCCGGGCGAGCCGAGCAGGGTAGTCTGCCCGCGCATCAGCACCGTCCCTAGGAGCCACGGGCGGGGCGGCAGGAGGGCAGGATCGATCCAGCGCCATAGGTCGCCGCTCACAGGGGGCGCGGTGGCGCCATTGGTCCTGCTGCCCGTGCCTGGGCCTACCCAGTCGGCGCCTGGGCCGTTTGCGCTCATGTCATTTGGTCCCCCTGTTGGCGGCGCTGGCGATGGTTCTCCTGGCTTCGGGGTCGGCGAGCCCCGTGCTGACGGCAATAGGCACCAGCAAGGCCTCGACCTCGCGGGCTTTCAGGCCTCTGCTGAACAATCGGCAGGCGGCCCAGAACAGCATGTCATTGCGCCCACCCTCTGCGGCCCCCGCCAGCTTGTCCAGAAGCCCGCGCAGGCCGGCGTCAGGGTCGCCGCTCCATGCATCCCGCTCAGCCGCTGGAGGCGCCACAGGAGGCTCCACGCGGCGGCGCAGCCATGCTGGCCACGGTGCCGGTGGCGAATGGTCGAGACACTCCAGCCCGGCGGCGAACCAGTGGATGACGTAGCCGCCCTCGCCGCGCACATCGATGCCACGCACCGGGCGGCTGGTGCTGTTGGTCAGGCCGGCGGCGTCGCGGTAGTAGCAATGCACCCCGCCCGATCGCGTCCTGTACGCCAGGGTCGGCAGCAGCAGGCGATTGTGCGCCATCCACCAGTCAACCGCCTCTGGGTGCTTCACGTCGATGTCGAGCACCCAGATGCCAGACACGCTGCCGGTGGCGACGCCGATCAGCGGGGCCGGGTGACGGCGCCACAAGGCCTTGATCTCGTCCGGGTCTTTGGTGGCATGCTTGTAGCCGCCCGGTCCGGGGATGGCGGGCGCCTTGGTTACGGAGCACGGGAACACCGCCCACCCACAGTTGCGGGCGAGGTTGGTGGCCATGGTCAACGCATCGTCAGCCGATGGGACGAAGCTTGCTTCTGTGGATGTTTCGGGGGTATCGGACATTGGTTGACCTTTCGATTGGGGTTGGTCCTTCGGTCGTGGTCACGGTTGAACCTTCGTTTGGTAGGCGACGGGTCACACACTCCAGGGACGGCTTGGCAGGCGCCTGGAAATGGCAAACGGGCCGGTGGGATTGCCAGCCACCGGCCCTTCGCTCATATAACACCAGTCTCTTGTGTGTATGCTTCGCGGCCCCGGTGCGCTCGACACGTCCGGGGCCGCACCTATGTCCAGCGTGTGTGGGCTACACGGTCACCAGCAGGCGCTTGGCCCAGGCACGATGTTCCGTCGACATCAGTAGAGCCAGCTTGCGCGGGATGTCGCTGCTCTGGCCTGTCGCCACGTCCAGGGCGCCGCTGCCGACCTCATAGGCGCTGCGTAGATATCCGGTGATCTCGGGGTCCGCGTCCTTCGGCAGGTCGTAGCTTACGTCTCTCAGCGCATAGAGAGTGCCACGCAGGGCGGAAACCGTCAGGTCCAGCCGCAACCGCAATGCCGCATTCAGCATCAGCAGTTCGTCGCGGGTCGGCTCGTAGGTATCGGGATCGTCGATAGTCATCTCTTGTCTCCTTGTGTGCGCCCCTCCTTGTGTCTCATCGCCTTGACGGTGTCAAGCTAGATGTGGACGTTGACACCGTTCAGTGAGAAATATTAGGATGCGGGGCGCGACAGCAGCTTCCGACCGCTGCCGCGACCCTGACCACAGTGTCTGATTGGAGCAAACACCATGGCTGCATTGAAGCGTATCGCACCTGTCCGCAAACAGGCTAGCACCCAGGACGCCCCGGCGAACGACGCCGCACCCGCAGTGCCGGCGCTGAAGATCACGCCACCAAACCTCGGCGTGGCGCGGTTCAACATCCGGGGCATCAGCCCTTATGTCCAACATGCATTCAGTGCCAAACAGCAACGCATCATGGAGGCCACCCAGCGCGCCGGGCAGCAGTCCCGCGGTCGCAAGGTGCGCCAGCCAAAGGATTTCGAGCAGCTGTATCGCGATGCAATGCACATCTCCACCGAGGGCTGGTGCGGCATCCCGGCACCCAGCTTTCGCAACGCCATCATCGACGCCTGCCGACTGGTCGGCTTTCGAATGACTCACGCAAAACTGTCGGTGTTCGTCATCGCCGACGGCACCGACGCCGAGGACGGCAGCCAACTGGTGAAGATCATCGGCACGCCGCAGCCCTACAAAGCACCAGTTCGAAATGACAGCGGCGTTGCCGACATCCGCTGGCGCCCGATGTGGCGCGAGTGGTCGGCCCAGGTGTCGATCGAATGGGACGTCGATCAGTTCTCGGCAATCGATTTGCTCAATTTGATGGCCCGCGCCGGCAAGCAGGTCGGCATCGGCGAGGGCCGGCCCAACTCCCCCAACTCCAACGGCCTGGGTTTTGGTCGTTTCGAGGTGGTGACCGACGAACTAATGGAGATCCAGGGCACATGAACCGGGAGAATGTTGCCAGCGAACTGCTGCGGCTGGAGCGCGGCGGTCTGATCCAGCCGAAGGCTGCGGTGGAGTGGGCGCGCGCGCATCCCAGTTCGGCGTTGCATGCCGAGTTGGAGTGGGACGATGCAATTGCCGGCGAGCAATACCGCATCCAGCAGGTGCGGCAGTTGATCCAGGTGTTTGTCGAGCCGGTCCACCATACGCGGCAATACGTGTCGCTCAGCATCGACCGAGTTGGTGGTGGTGGATATCGGCACATCAACAGTGTGATGAACACGCCTGATTTGCGCACGGTGCTGCTGCAAGATGCGCTGCGTGAGTTGGAAAGGATGCAAGAGCGCTATCAGGCTTTGACGGAGCTTGATCGGGTTTGGGCGGCGGCGGATGCCGCCAGAAAGGGACCACCCAAGGGTGGGAAGACACCGCGCAAGCGGTGACATGGCAGGCTCGGCACGGCCGGGCTCGGCACGGCCTGCCAGGGACTGGCACGGCAAGGCTGGGCAGGCTTGGCTAGGCAAGGCAAGGCATGGAAGGTCCTGGCTTGGCAGGCCCGGCTTGGCCCGGCACGGCTGGGCTCGGCGCGGCAAGGCATGGCGGGGCAGGCTCGTCCCGGCTCGGCGCGGCGCGGACGGGCTAGGCAGGGCAGGGCAGGCTTGGCTCGTCATGGCTGGACGCGGCGGGGCGTGGCTTGGCAGGCCCGGCTTGGCTCGTCATGGCTGGACGCGGCGGGGCGTGGCTTGGCAGGGCAGGCCCGGTCAGGCCCGGTCGGGCTTGGCAGGGCAGGGCGCGGAGTGGCGCGGCGCGGCGGGGCAGGCGAGGCGGGGACAGGCGAGGCGGGTCTCGGCGGGGCACGGCAAGACGTGGCATGGCAGGCTTGGCCCGGCGTGGCTTGGCAGGCTGGGCAGGGCTTGGAAGGACCCGGCAAGTCCCGTCGCGGCACGGCTCGGCATGGCAGGCACGGCATGGCTGGACGCGGCGGGTCGGGGCAGGGCCCGGTAAGGCGGGGCAGGCACGGCTTGGCTCGGACGGGCCAGGCACGGCTCGGCAAGACGCGGCAGGCGCGGTCAGGCACGGCAGGGCCCGGCGGGACGAGGCGCGGCAAGGCCCGGCAGGCGTGGTCAGGCTGGGCGGGGCAAGGCACGGCGGGGCGGGGCACGGCAGGCTTGGACGGGTGGGGCCTCGGCCTCACCCGTCTTTGTCTGGTCCGTCGTCGATCGCCTCGACCCGCAGCGGCTCAGGCACTGGTCCGAGACGCCCCAGAAGTTGGTAGCCGCCACCCTCCGGGTCCACCGCACCAGCAAGGGTGACGACCCAGCCCCAATGGTCGACCAATTGGCCAATGATCGTGCCAGGCAACTCGCCCCGCTTGATCCAACCGGTCCAGATCGTCGCCGGGTCGTGCTCGTCCTCAGTCTTCCCGCTCACGGCGTGCCCCATGGTTCTTCAGCAACAGGTGGCGGATGTCGCGTGCGACACTGGTCAGCGTTTCCAGCTTGGCGTCGAGCGTGTCGTGTGTCTGATGCAGCGTCCAACCGATCAGCGTGCCCGCCACGCGCAGCGTCTCGTCGAGGCTCGCATGCTGCTCCATCAGCGTTTCGCAGACCGCCAGGGCGAGGATGTCCTCACGATCCAGCCGCTGCATTAGCCGTCGGCGGGTCATGACAGGCGGGCCGATAGCTCGATTCCCCACGCCTTCAAGGCCTGCTCGACATCAGCGATAGAGCGACAGACCGCAGTCTGACAGCCGGCCATATCAAGCCGGTTATGCACCTGCTTCTGCACTGCGCTGAGCGCGCCCTTCGGTGCTTTCAACTCGATAAAGTGCGCCCTCCCCTGAAAGCAGATCTGCAAGTCTGGGACACCAGCTTTACATCCGGTGGCTGCCAGCTTTTGGGCTACCTTGGTATGACGCAGGCCCCCATTGGGAATGGCGAAGTAGAAGGCCGAACGTGGTAACGCCATGCTTAGGTACTGGCAGATCGCCTTCTGAAGGGTGAACTCCTCCTCGGCCCGCTTGTGCCCCTCGGCACCGAACTCGGTTACCAAATCGCTTTGATAAAGCATCACGCCGCCACCTTCGGACGGCGCGGCTGCTGGCGCAGTTGATACTGCGGGATGTCCAATAGCTTGCTGATCGCCGCAATATGCTGGTCCGGGATGCTGTACCACTGCGCCACCGCGGCTTTGGAGATGCCCAATTCACGCGCCAAGAACGTGACCATGCCGCGCTGGGTCAGCAGAGGCCCTAGCACCGCGTCCCGCTCGCGCTCCATACGCGGGCTCTTGTAAACATATCGCACGTTGTTTTCTCCTTGCATTCGCATAAGACTTTACCTAGTTAAGCTCTGCCAAGCCGACCTGCAAGGAGATTTTGATGGCTGACTTCCACGCCGTGACCGCCAAAGCCTACGCGTTGCAAGAGCAACTGCGGGCCGAGGGCTACGAGGATGACGTCGTCACCGCGGCGATCGAGTCCGAGACCGATCTGTTCCGGGTATTCGACCGGGTTGCAGAGCGCATCGACCAGGACAACCGCTCGGCGGTGATCGCCAGGGAACGTGCCAAGCGACTGGAGAACCGCGCCGACAGGAACACCGAGTTCCTGGACTTCCTGATGAGAACCATCGGCAATCAAACCAAAGTCGAGCGCCCGACTGCGACGGTGTTCTACCAGACAAATGCTCCACGTTTGGAGATCGAGGGCGAGGTGCCTGAGACGTTCCTGACCCAGGTGCCCGACAAGCCGGCGATCGTCAAAGCCCTGAAGGCCGGCGAAGACCTGCCCGGCTGCCGCCTGACCCAGAGCCGCAGCCTGCGCGTCAAGACACTCTGACCAACCACACAAGAGACAAGAGACATGATAACGCTTAACTGTCAGCATTGCCGCACGCCATTCAAGACGTGGCCAGCCGAAGTGCGGAAGGGGGGCGGGAAATATTGTTCCCGAAGCTGTTTGGGGTCGGCACGTTGGGTGCGGCACGATTATGCTGGAGAGTTCTGGGCCAGAGTAGATCGATCACAACCGGACGGTTGCTGGCCATGGCTGGGTAGTCTGGTCAATGGATATGGCACGGTCCGGTGGAAAACCCGCGTCATGAAAGCGCATCGCGTGGCGCTCGCCTTAACCGATGGCGATTGGAGCAGCGACTTAGATGTCTGCCATACGTGCGACAATCCGGCTTGTTGCAATCCCGCTCATCTATGGCGCGGCACCGCAGCCCAAAACATTCAAGACAGCATAGAGAAGGGTCGTTTCCGCCCACAAGACCGGCCTCAGCCACGGGCGAAACTTACGGAACCCGACGTGATTTTTATCCGCGCCAGCCCCGAAACAGGCGTGGCACTCGCCAAGCACTTTGGTGTTTGCCGCTCGGCAATCAGCAATATCCGAACCGGCACGACATGGAAATATCTCCCATGAGCAGTGAACTCTCCCCTCTTATGTCGTTCATTGAGCGCGCAGCGCGTGAACCGGAATTTGACCTGAACAAGTTTTCCGAACTCCTGCGCTTGCAACAGGAGGCCGAAGACAAGCAGGCTAAGCGGGCTTTCAACGCCGCAATGGCGTCCGTAGAAGCGGAGATAGGCCCGGTCCTGCGCGATCGTGTTAACCCTGGCGTCAATCGTAAATACGCCACGCTAGAAGCCATCGACGCAGCGGCTAGACCCATCTACTCAGCGCACGGGCTGTCCATCCGCTTCGGCTGCGATGTGCCGCCAAAAGATGGCTGGATGCGCATCACCTGCACCGTTAGCCATCGCGACGGCTATAGCGAAACGAATTATTTGGATAGCCCTGTCGATATAGCTCAGCGGGCGCGGACCCCGGTGCAGGCGGTGGGAAGCACTATAAGTTATTGCCGCCGCTATTTATTGCAGATGTGCCTGAATATCGTACTGGCCGACGATCCCACCGATGACGACGGCGAAGCCCAGCGCCTTCAGCGTCCGTCACCGCCTAGCGTAGATCGCAAGGACCCGTTCGACCACAGCGAGACCATCGCCAAGTTTGAAGCTGCCGCAGGGCGCATCATGGACTCGGACGAAGCGCGAAAGCTGCTGGAGTGGCGCCCTGGCGTGGCGGCGATCACCGCCCTGCCGCATGGCGACGCACGCCAGCGTTACATGATGCTCCGTTCCAAGGTCATGGCTGACTGGATGACCAAGGACGACGGTTCCAGCGCCTCCGAAGACATAGAGGGCCTGTGATGATCGACAAGCCAGACCGCTACGCGCTGGTGGCGCACGTTATCAGGCTGGAGGAGGATTTAGCCAACCTGAGGCAAAGCATGTTTTTGATGTCCGGCAGGATGCTGCGCCTGGAGCTCGCGCTGAGCGTGCTCGACAAGGACGGGACATTGACCGCGATCCTGCGACCGGAACAGTTTCAGTCGGAACAGTTTTAGTGGATACCGCCGCACCGAGGTGGCTCCCCGATGCGGCGGTCGCCTGGGCTCAGACGCTCAGGCAGCGGGCGAGGTGGTCAACGGTCCCCCTGACCAGAGCACCTCGCCCGTACTCTTCATCCCTGACCGCTGTTGCTGACAGGTCTCGATCATCTTGAGCAGGATGCGCTCCCGCCCGGCACTGAGCCGGTCCTCAAGGTAGAACAGGCCGCCGACCACGACGATGTTCAGCGCCAGTATCGCCAGGAATCCCGGCGGCAGGCTGCCGATCAGCTTCTCAATCACAGGACGACAACGTCATGTCTTACGACATCATCGGCTGGCTTTGCGTACTGCTTATGATCGGCCTGATCGGCCTGACGTGGTGGGCGGTCTATACCTTCGTCCCGCCGCCGCCTCCCAAGCCTCCCAAGGTCAGCAGGCCACGGCCATTCGCTTACGTCGAGCCACGCGAGTCGGTAGACGCTCACCTGACACGCGGACTGGTCACCATTCTTCTGCTCGACCTGTTCTGCGGCCCCCGCGATCACTGAATACCGCGCAGCCGCAGTTGCGCCTCCAATCGCGCCCGTTCTTCCGCTTGCCGACGTAGCTCGCCTGGATCGGTACCCAGCACCATGCTGCCCAATAGGCCACGCTGGCTGGGCTGTGGCAGGCCCAGCCCAACAGTGGGAAGCACTCCAGGCGGCGGTGCAGGCGGGCCATATTCCGACCCAGGAGCGCCCGGTAGGTGCGTGCCGAGCTGCTCCTTCACCCGCTCCAGGCGCTTGGCGTAGATGCCGCCCAGCGCATCGCGCGCCCGGTTGGCGATGATGGTCTCGGTGGCGAGGCCGGCCAGACCGCCGATCGGTCCACCCACTGCGTAGCCACCAATCGGTCCCAGGCGGCTGGCCATGCCGCGCAATATTTCCATGCCGTCGCTGGTCTTCGACGACTGCTTCAGCAGGTCGAGGTCTTCCTTCGCCCAACCGCGGGTCATCTTGGGGTCTTTGCTGTAACGCTCGATCGCGTTCCGCAGGGTTACCTGCGGGTTCTGCGTGCCCTCGGCCTTCTCGATCATGCGCTCGATGTCCTGCATCCGCACCGCAATCGACCACGACCGGCGGGCGTCCTTCAGCGCCGCGAATCCAGCTGGCCCGCCGACCGTCTCACCCTGGCCCACACTCTCCACGTGATCACGCAGCGCATGCTGCATCTCGAGCAGCCGGGACGCCTCGTCTTTCTTGCCCGCGCGCAGCGCCACCTCGATGCGGTCGCCGATCTTCTTGTCGATCTCCTGCGTGCCGCGCAACGATAGCTCTTGCCCGCGCAGCGCGTTGTTCAGGTCACCGATCGATGCATCCACCGCGTCAGTCGGGTCGAACCGCCGCGCCTCGGGTGTCTGCGTACGAATGCCGGAGATCTTGTTGTCCAGGAACGCGTCGTTCGCCTTAGCCGAGACCCTGCCGCCGTAGTGGTCGGCGAGGGCGTAGTGCGCACGCGCCACATCGAACGCGTCCGATGCAAGGGTCGTGACGTTGGTTGGTGGGACGTAGCCGGGCGGCGATGGTAACGGCCCAGCGACCGGCGCACGCACCTCAACGTCGGGCGTCCCCAGCGCCGGACTGCGCACCGTGTAGGGCAGCGTAGTGGTGGAGGCCGGACCCTCTGGTCCCGGTGTCGGCATTCCACCGGATCTGACCTCCTCGCGTTCCGCCCGTCGTCGCAACGCCTCGGCCAGTGCTTCCTTGTTCAGCGGGCCACCTGGCGCGATATCGACCGGGCGCTCTCCCGGCACGTAATCCTTTGGTCGTCGCATAGGCATCCCGCCGGGCGTCAGCGTGCGCGGCAGCACGGGCGCCATTCCCGCCATCACAGGCGAGAGGGAAGCAACAGCGGCATTGAAGTCGCGCCCCGCTCCTGGCGCCCCGGCGGCAGTCGCCAGTTCCTCGGCGGTCGCGCCGACACCCGCCCCGATCGCCGCGGGAATTGCCGCCGCTGTGTTCAGTGCCGGGTTGATGATGTTGCGGTTCATCCATCCGCCGAACGGTCCGTAAGACGGTGCGGCGTTCATCTTCTCCTGGTATTCCGGGGTCATCCCGTGGGCGCCGGTCCACGCTCCTGTCACCGCGTCGCGCACGCGTTTCACCGCAGCCGCTCGCTCGCGACCCCCGCCTTCCTTCGTTGGCAGTTGGTCGTAGGAGGTCGCCGTTACCGGCCTGGGTGTCATGCGGAATTCCAGATCGCCGACCGGACCCACATCCGGCATCATCGGCGTCGCAAAGGCCGGCCCTGCGGTATGCGGTGCATTTGGCATGTCGTCCGGCACCATAGGCGTCGGGAAGGCGAGCGAGCCGCTCATCGCGACACGTCCACGTTGGGCATAATCTCGAGCGGTTTATTAGGATCTCCAGTGTTGCGCGCCCAGACCATGCGGCCACTGCCGCCGGCAGTCGGTGCCCACGTCACGTAGGGCTCACCCATCGGGTGCTGCGCGTTGTACTGGTAGACCTGCTGCCACGTGTCCTGAGACTTAGGCACATCCGCGACCGGCGGTCGGTCGAACACCTGCCGCTTTGCCCTGATGTCGTTGATGTCAGAGATCGGCTTGTTGGTCTCGTGCAGCCGGTTGGCGTCGGCGCCATCGGCAATGCGTGCCTCCGCTGTTTTGCGGATGATCGCCACCTGGGTCATGCGATCGAGCGGTGATTGCGACGAACTGCCCCACTGGTTCATCATCCACTCGCCTTCTTTGTTCGACTGACCGCCCGACCCAGGCACGCGCACGTCGCCAAACAGCCCGGCAATGACCGCGTCCCAACTTTGCCGTGCCGCCGCTTCCTTGACCGCCTGCGAGCCAGGGCCACCGTAAGTTGCTACCCAGTTAGTAAGCTGCTTACCGAAATCCGTCCCCCACAGCGCATTAGCCGGACCCATTTGCCGCGCGAACAGTTCCAGCGTCTGCGCGTCCCGCACCAGGGCCACGCCCGTCTCGGCCTTGGCATTGATCGGCTCTAGAATCTTGCGCTTGGTTTCCAGCAGGGACGTCTCCTGCGACTGCCGCAGTTGCACGTTGCCCTTGACGAGTTCGCCGTAGAGATCCTTAAGGCGTCCCCGTTCGCCCTCGTACCACTTGGCCTTGCGGTCATCGCCGACCTTCAGCGCCTCACGCTGGCGCTTGGCCAACTCAGCTTCCGCATCGCCATAGGCTTTCTGGGCAGAGTGGTAAGCGCCTTCCGAGTCTTTCGATCCGGCTGCATTATAGGAAGCCCGCGCCGCATCCACTGAGCTCTGCAGGCGCTTCATCCCATCGCGCAGGTTCTGCTCTTCCTCGGGCGACATCGGCGTACGCCACATCGCCTCTTCCTCAGGCGTCGGCTTGGCCATGTTCTGCGCCACGAAGTCGTCGATCTTCGGCAACCCGGCCAACGGTCCGGTGGTAGGCGGCGCTGCGACTGGCGCGGGCGGCGTAGCTCCAGGTACTGTCGGCGGTGTGGCCCCGGGTGCGGCAGTGACGGCAGGTGGGGTGGCTCCTGGCGCGGGTGGCGGTGCTGCTGGTGCGCCGGCTACAGCGGGCGTGGCGGCAGGCGGTTGGGTCGGTGGTGGCGGGGTCGTGCCGGTCGTGGCCACCTTGTAGGGCGGGGGCGTAGCCGTGCCTCCCGTGCCGGTCTTCACCAGATCGTAGCCGCCAGCGGCGTTCTTGACCCAGTTCTGTCCCCACTTGGACGGGTCCCACGGTGCCGTGCCGCGCGCCTTGTAGACCGCGGTAAAGACGTCGTCCTGCACCGCCGGGGGCGCCGAGGCCGCGGTGGGATACTTCGCTGGGTCCCCGCCGATCATCTTGAGGCCTTCTTTCCACGTGCTGTCGATGAAACCATACAGCCCAGACGCGGTGGCGCCTCTGGCGCGCGCGGTCGGGTCAGCCTTGGCGACGTAGTTCAGCGCTGTTGGATCGCCGCCCGACTCCCATCCTTTGATCAGCTGGCGGTCCTTCTCCAAGTCGCCGGTAAACTGCCGAGCCGCTGTGCCCGCACCACCACCCGCCCCACCACCACCCGTTGCGCCCGCTGTGCTGACACTGCCATCGGCATTGATCACCGGACGGTTCTGCAGCTGCAGCAACGACAGCCCCGCCTTCATCCGCTCGATCCGATCGCGGTTCTGCTCGACGCCGAGCTTCGCCAGGTCCATCCGCTGCTGGTAATCCTGCTGCGCCACCGCAGCCGCCCGACGCTGGTCGAGGTCCATCGACTGCTGCGCGCCCTGCAGCCCCGTCGCCGCCGCTGAGAGCAGATCTGGCCTCACGCGCGCCGGCCCCGACGCCATCAGCATGTTCAGGCCAAAGTTCAGCAACGCCCGCGAGCCCGCCGCGTCCGCCTCGCGACCTCCCAGGCGGTAGGTCGGCGACTGCCCGCCCGCCAGCACCTCACCGATCCGTCCCAGCAAGCCGGGCCGTGTGCCGTCGTCCGGCGTTCCGCGCGGCAGCGTCGGCAGCACAGGGGCCTGCTGCGAGTTCAGTTGTTCGTTCAGGGCGGCGATCTGCTCCTCAAGCGTCGGCATGGCGGTCCCCTTTGCTTACCGCGCCTTATGAGGCGCCGCCTTATTCACCCCAGCAACCCGCGTGGCCGATACGCCACCGGTACGCCGTATTGCGCCCCGGTGTAGGCGTCCCGGCGTTTCAGCAGCGCCTCGACCACCTGTGCCAGCGTCTGCTCGCCGCCCATCGGCTTGCCGGTGGTGCCAGGCCGTATCGTGGTCTTGGGACCGCTGGAGGGTGTCGAGGGCGTTGCCGCCTTGGCCGCGGTGCTGACGCCCGACGCCAGCGTGCCGCCAGCCTTCAGCTTCTCGCCCAGTGTCGCCTTGTCCCACCACGCCGCCGCCTTATCGAGCAGGCCTTTCGATCCAGCCTCAGACCACGTGCCGGTGTCGAGCACGCCCGGTGCCGACACATCCGACACCTGCAGCGTCGCCGGCCCCTCCCACGTGCCAGCGGCACCCGTATCACCCAGCAATCCGGTGGTGGGAGCAGTGCTGTCCCACACGCCGCCCTCGATGACACCGGAGCCCAGCAATGGCTCTGACGTGGTGCCGCCCAGGAAGATCGGTTCTGCCGCCGTGGGGGCAAGCGATGCCGCCGCCTCCGCCGCCGTGGGCACGACCGCCGCCTCGACCGCTGGCGTAGCAAGCGCAAGGGTGGGCGCGATTGCCGCCTCGACAGCCGGGGCCGCTGCCGCCGCCGTGCCAGCCAGTGCCGTGCCCGCGCCGATTACCTCCGGAGCCAGCGCCGCCGCCGCTGCTGCTGTGCCCCCTGCCGCCGCTGCACTCTCCGCCGCCGCAGCAAGCAGGGCAGCCTCGCCAATGCCAGCGTCTGCCATCTATGGGGTCCCCAGGTTGTCGTAGCTGTTGAGAACACTGCCGACACCGCCGGCCAGTCCGCCGAGCGCCGCAACGCCGCCGATCGCCTGCCCGTAGGGGTTGGAATAGTACGGGTTCATCTCCTGCGCGAAGCCCGAATTGTTCGTGCTGTAGGGCACGCCCGACACCGCACCGAGCAGCGTCTGCAGTTGCTGATACGGGAACGCCTGCTGCTGCGCGAAGGCGCCCTGCTGCGCGTTGAGCAACTGCTGCTGATACTGCTGCTGCAGCGTGCCCGCCTGATTCAGCGCATTGCTCTGGCCCAGCATCATGTTCTGCAGCGAGGTCAGCGACTGCGGCAGGTTCTGCGCCGCCCCCAGACCCTGGCTCAGGTTGGACGACATGATGTCGGCGCCCATCTTCTGATTCTGCCCGTAGCCGCCCTGCAGCAGGTTCGCTAACGCGGTATTGGAGGTGAGGCCCTGCTGTCCAGCCTGCAGTGCTACGTCGCGGCTGATGCCGGTGGCCTGATTCCACTGGTTGTTCAGCAGGTCGCCCAGGTACTTCTCCGACCCCAGCGCCGCCTGTGATTGCGCGATGCCCTCTTGGACGCCCTGTCTGCTGCCACCGAACGCCCCCGCCTGGTTCGCCCCGGCGCCGATCGTGTTGAGGTTGGACCGCAGTTGCTGCTGCATCAGTTGATTCGCGGGGTCGATCACCGCGTTGGTGTAGGGCGACATCAGTTGGTTGGCACCAGCCGCAACGCCCTGCGCGGTCGCCGGGCCCTGGCTCGTGTAGTTGCCCAGCAGGCCCTGCGACGGCCCGTAAACCTGGCTGTTGAACCCCTGCTGCAACTGGTCGGTGTTGCCCTGGATGCCGCCCGCCGTGATCGGCGCCGCCTGTCGAGCAATAGCCGCCTGGGCCTCGATGCCATTGGAGGCGAGGTCGGTCCCGAGGCCCTGCATGGCGACGGTCCGCTGGTAGGCCAACTGTTGCGCCGGATCGATGCCGGCAACGGTCTGACCACCGTACGGGGTGTAGCCCTGCTGACTCAGCGCATCAGCGCGTTGCACCGCACCAGCACTGGCCTGTTCCAGCCATGGTGGGATATAGGCCGCGCTATTTTGGACAGTGTTGCTTGAGGTACCACCACCGCCGCTGCTCATAGCTGTATCCTTCCACGGTTACCGTGGTAAAAACGGGACGACACCGATGTTGACGCGTCGGTGCCGCCCCTGACCCACGACCCTGGCTGAGAGGTTCGCAGGCTATGCCATATAAGACACCCGAAGAGGTCCGCGCATACTATGCCGCGAACCGCAAAAAGCAGATTGCGGCTGCCGCGCAATGGGCGAAAGACAACAGGAACCGAAATAACGAGACGCGCCGGGCGCACTATGCCGCCAATCGGGAAAGGCGCCTTGCAGAGATCCATGCGTGGCGAGAAGCCAATCCTGAGAAGCACGCCTATACGACGCACAAGCATCACGCCAAGCTGCGCGATGTTCCGTTTCTTCTGACGTTCGACGAGTGGTGTACGATCTGGCGCGAGAGCGGCAAATTTGCCGAACGTGGCCACTGCGTAGGTCAATACGTCATGGCTCGCACTGGCGATAAAGGCCCTTATGCGGTTGGCAATGTTCGCATCACCACGGTCAGCGACAACCATGCTGAATCCTGGGAGCTTAAACCCGATCGCCATCGCCATCGTCGCAAGCTCAGTCATGACTGAGCTGCTTGACGTATTTAATGCCGGCTGGGCGCCACTCGTCGCCGAGCGGTGTCTTGATCACGCGCAACCAACCCATGCGGCCCGTAGCCGTGGCAACCGTACAGCCTTCGGTGCGGGCCCAGGCGTCGATATCCGGTTGCAACGCCGCACACTCCTGCAGATTCCCAGACCCTAGCCAGTAGTTCACTGCGCGGAGTCTCGGATACACCAGCACCTCGGTGACCACGACCGAATCGCCGTTGGTCCAGCAACAGGCGCGGTTCTGCTCGATCCGCTGCATGACGTCGGCGATGGTGTGGGTGTTGCCGGCCTGCGCCAGCGCCTTCTCGAACCGCCGGACCTTCTGTTCGTTGGTCACGGAGTCGCCTCTGTGACAATCGTCCCGGCATCGGTGATCGACACGCGCCACGACGTGCCGTCAGGCGAGATCAGCCCGACGAAATGGTACGCAGGACCCGCCAGTCCGGCGTTGGCCTTGCGGTTGATCTCGGCGGCGATGATCGCCAACCGCTCGTCGATGCTGCCGGAAGTCGGCGCCTGGAACGGCGCGGGCGGTCGGCTGAGCGGGCGAACAGTCATCGACGCCCTCCCTTCCTGATACTGAGCCGAGGCCGACCGACCGCGAACGGTTCGTCCGCCAGCGCCTCTATCCGCATACGGATGTGTCGACCACTAAACCGGACATCCATTAACCCATCATGAACCACAGTATAGAGTCCCGTGTCGTGCTCAGGACCGTTTGGCTGCTCACGGGTCAGGAATCGAACGCCAAGGCCGCTGGGCGTCACATCATCCATAACCACTTGTCTGACGTGAAAACGGTGATCTCCTTCTGCGAGCACGATGTTGCCAGACTCAGCGTAAACTGCACCTGTCGGGGCGCGTGGTAGACCGTCATCCAGGTAGCTGTATTCATGCAAAAACAGCGCCCCAGCCGTAGGGGTTATGGGGCCGGCAAGGATCGGGTTGTCCATCACTCCGGTGCCATCAGCCGCCGTGCGTTCCCGCACTCCGATCGTCCATGGCCGGTTTGGATCGGCATAGTTCACCGCGATGTAACGATTGCACTCGTTCGAGCCCTCATCCGGCCAGTCCCACCAGAGTTCCGAGAATGCCGGGTTGGGACTACCAAAGACGCGCCCCACCATCTGCCGGTTCACGAGGCTAAAGAACCAGTCATCGACGTCACACTTCAGGGGCTGCACGGCGCCGGAATAGCCCCAGAAGGTCTGCAGGCCAGGCCATGCGACATTGGCGCCAATCCGCACCACAGAGCGCGGCGAGATCGGCCCGCAGCCAGATGCTATCTCGACAATTCCGTACGCGTAGGGCGGCCCCACGTAGGTCATCTTGTGAACGTCGTTGCCGGTGAACAGCAGGATGCTGTCGGCGATCTTAATCGCGGTCATGGCGTAGCTCTGCGTCGCGAGCAGCTTGTCGCCCGCCATGTTGACCGCGGTTGGCGCCCAGACCGTGTAGTCCTCCTGGTCGCTCCAGGCGATGCGCCTGGGGTCGCCGCCGGCCCCGTAAAGCACCACGTGGCGCTGGTCGGTGACGATCACGCCCCTGTTCTGATCCGGCGCATTAGGCACGAGCGTCGCGCGCGTGAGGGGCGTGCTGGGTGACCACTCAAATAGGTGGCCGTCCTGGGTTGGCACGACCAGCAGGCGCTCGCCGAACGTATCCATGCTCCAGCGATCGCCCATCGTGGCCGATATGTCCTGCGGGCCGACATCGTCCGGGTCGCGTGCGGTGCCGTAGGCATCCTCGCCGTAATCGCCCAACCCGTAGCCGTTCAGCGCGCCCGGCGGATCGAGCGGCCCGACACCGGCAGGGGTGAGGATGTATATCTGATCGGTATCAAACCGGAACGCATAAAGGCCGGTGTCGCCGCCGAACGCTGCCCACCTGACGCCGGCATTGTCGTGCCACGTCAGCAGGTCGCGTATCGGCCCCTCGATGCCGGTGCCGATGATATTCACGTTGCCGCCGATCGGCTGGATCTGCCCTCCGCGGAATCGGATGTTGTTGGCATCCCACCACCTTCCGGAAGTGGCTTCCGGGGTGGCGTTGCGCACGACGCCCGGCGGCGGGGCCTGGGTGAGGCGTGGCACTAGTGGGTGCCTCTCATGGGTGCCGACATCAGCCGGCGCACCAGCGGCACTGCAGTGGTCGTGGCGGCTGCGGCAGCCTGGCCACCGGCATAGATGATCTTGGTGACGACCGCGAGCGGCTGCCGGATGTCCAGCCCCTGATTGCCGCCACCCAGCGCGACAGTGTGCGTGTGGTTGCCATCGGCACCGATGGCGTGCGCGTGGTCGCCGATCGTAGTGGTGGTATGCGCGTGTCCGCCATCCGTGGCGATGCTGTGCGTGTGAGCCGACGCTATGTCGGTGATAATCGCGTGCGTGTGCGCGCCATTGACGCTGGTGGTGTATGACGCGCCGCCGAATATGTCCGACACCACACCGATACTACCGCCCGCCGCGCCTGTGCCGAGGTTCCACAGGCCGACCGTGTGGTTGTGGTTACCCTGCAGATCAGTCCCGCCGCCGTGCTGGTGGCTGCCGCCTGCACCCGTAGCGCCGCCACCGTGCCAGTGGACGCCCTGCGTGTCGGTGATGTGGTTATGCGTGCCGCCCGCCGCGGTGGCGCCCGCATGGCTATGGCTTCCGGCGCTTGTCGCCGTCAGATTGATCGACGGCAGGTTGGCCTGCACGACCTGGCGCAACTGCACGCCAAGGCGCGAGGAAAAGATATAATTGCCGGGCGTGCCGTTCTCGTCCGTGAGGGCCCCGGCACCGACCGACACGCGCCCGCCGAAATTGGGCAGGTTGAACGTGGTCGAGCCGTCGCCCGGCCCCCAGTAGGTGGCCAGAACCTGGAACAGCTCGCTGTACGTGGTTCTGGATACGGCGCGCCCGTCCGCGATCAGCCAGCCGGGCGGTGGGGTTGGCCCGGCATAGTCGAGCAGCGAGCCGAGCGGCATGGACATGGATACGAACTCGTCCAACACACTGAAATTGCTGGACAATTTAGCGCCCCACGAGTCGCGCGAGGCTCCCACCTCCGGCAAGACCAATTGCAGGTTCTCGGTGTAGGTATCAGGCATTGCGGCTTACCCTTTCTGCCTGCTGACGCGCTTTGATCTTGGCATTGCTATCCAGCGTGCATTGCTTGCACGACCGACTGATCCCGCCCGCCCTATGCTGCAGATATGTGTTCTCTGGCGTGTATGCGTGACCGCGCCGACAGTGCGTCTTGTTGAGTTGTCCGTTTCGCCCCTTCCGATCGCGATCCAGATTGTTCTCAGCCTGCGTGCCGGCGAACAGATGATCAGGGTTCACACACAGCCGGTTGTCGCAGTGATGACAGACGACAAGCCCCGCCGGCACTGGGCCATTAGTTGCCTCCCACGCCACCCGGTGGGCCTGCCGGTGCCTATCGGCCACAACATACTTGCCGTAGCCGCGACCGTCGATCATGCCTTCCCACAGCCAGCATCCGCTCATCGGCTCGGGGATGGCGTGGTCCTGCCAGTTGTCGCTGGTCGTCCTCTTCAGCCGCGAGAACAGATGATCAGCACTGACACAGAATCGATTGTCACACTGTGGGCTGATAATCATACCGTCAGGCAGTGGCCCATTCGTCGCTTCCCACACGAGATGCCGCACCTGGGCATTGCCGAGACGGGGATAGCCACGCGTGACAGAACCCTCCCACAGCAGGCACCCGCTGTTAGGTTCTGGGATAGTGAGAGACTGCCAATCAGGCATGATCAAGTGTCCGCTGTATCATCATTCGTCTTCACATAATTCCCGTCCCCAGCGACCGGCAGGCGGAAGCGAAAGCCATTCGGCCCGAGGCCGGTCCAGCCATATTTGGTGCCGACGCGGCGCCGCCAGTCGCGGTGGTCACCAAACCCTGGCGCTGGAGCGGCGCGCGGCAGCACAGTGACGCCGCTGACCTTGTTCTCGGCGACGTAGACCGTGCTGCCGTCGCACGCCTTCCAGTCTGGGTTGCCGGTGGATGATGCGCGAATCGTCCCAGCAAGTACTGTAATTTTCGCCTCCTGTGCTACAAACGAAGCGACGCGGTGTTGGAAGCACCGGCGTCGCCTCTAACCACACGACCCACCGGAGGATCGTCATGGCTGTCAAGAAGTTGCCCGAAGTCGCGTTCATTCGCGAGTGCGTGGATTACAACCCGGACACCGGTATCTTCACATGGCGCACAAGGCCTCGCCATCACTTTCCGGACCAACGGACCCATACACGGTGGAACAACATTTGGGCCGGGAAGATCGCAGGAAGCCCCACTAGAGATCGCAGCAACTACTGGAATCTCCGCTTCTCTGGGATTTTCTATAAGGCACATCGCGTCGCTTGGGCGATGGTCTATGGAAAGCCGGTTCCCAAGATGATCGACCACATCGACAGAGACACCCAAAACAATCGGATCGCTAATCTGCGGGCGGTCAACATCTACCAAAGCGCGCAGAACCGTAGAGGCACAACGCGCAGCACATCCTCTGGGGTCAAAGGCATTGACTATCGGCAGCGCGGCAACTGCACGCAGTTCTGTGTGAACATTGCGGCGAATGGAAAACGCTATTGGATCGGTAGTTATCGCACTCTCGGCGAAGCTGTGATCGCACGACAGGCCGCTGCAGAGCGGCTGCATGGGGAGTTCGTGGAACATGGTTAGGATTCCCATGGTCTGTCTCCTCAGTGGATCATGGTGACCATAGGCCCGCCAGCCGCCGGGACCACCACGGCGACGGACGCCCAATGCTCCAGCATCACCTGTGTGACGACGGCCTGGAGGTTGCCGGACGCGACGCTGGCCCAGTGCTCGGCCACAACCTGGGTGACCTGGGCCTGCGGACTGGTGGTCAGCCAATGCTCGGCGACGGCCTGCGATGCGAGTGCGTTGGTGGGAACAGATGCGCCTGCGGTGAAGCCGGATGTGTAGCCGCTTGGCACTGCACCGACGAACGCGGTGTCACCGAAGTTGGCTGTGATCTGATCGGATGTCGCCTGCAATCCTGCAAACGGGAACGCCTGAAGTGCCGCGCCGAAGTTGAATATGGCGACACCGCCAACACCCGTTGCCGGATTGTATGTCGCGTTATTGTTCCAGTTTCCTGCTGCGCCAATGCGAAACCAGATCAAGCGCGCAGTGCAATCGAGCGCAATGCACACGACATTGCCATTGGCCAGGGATGTGCCGAACGTGAAGGCGTTCACGCCGTTGGCCCACACCTGTCCCGATGTCTTATTGATCTGGCAAGCATTGAGATCAGAAAGCGCACCTGCTGATGTCATCAGGCTGGTTGCAATGCCGAGGGACGTATTCGCGCCTGCTATCACATTGCAGGTGTATTCAAAGTAGAACTTGCCCGCGACCTGACAGTCTGCTGCGCGCACGATCCCACGCGATACTGACGTGGACGTGGCAATCAGATTGCTGCCAGTCAGCGTGATGTTGGCTGATTTGTCGGTAGCTGACCATGCAGTGTTTGCCATATCAGGCGACCACTAAGGGTCCGATAGTCGCCACGTTGACCGCCGCAGCAGTCCATGCAGCACCAGTTGCCGGATCGGTCGTGTCATGCCGCCACGCCCACTGCCAATTGGACGGTGTGAGCACAACGGTCGGTGACGCCACCGTGGATGCACCGCTCTTCAGTTGCACCGCCATCGTGCGCGTGCCGGCGTCGCTCTTGATCGCGTAGGCGCGCGTGGTGACGGCGAAGGTGGTGAGCGGTGTGCTCGCGATGCTGTTGATGCCGTAGAAGTCCGCATGTCCTGGCACGCTGTCATAGACGTATGTGGCAGTTCCGTCTTGCTGTGCTTCAGCGACCAGAGCCGCATTCGTCGGTGAGATTATCAGGGAGCAGATTGTCGCCTGGGTGCTGGTGGCAACTGGCGACGCGAAAGGGAAACTGGCGTAAGAGGTTGTGCTCTGCATACCAGCGGCTGCGCTCGCTATGCTCCATGTGCCAGATGTCGTGTCACTGACAAAACCGATCCAGTATTGCACGCCCATGACTACTGCTACTGGCGTGCTGAATGTCAGCGTATTGGCACCAGTGGCAGGGTTCACCACCACGGCAGCGGACCCCAACACAGCAGTTGGCGCGGTGCCGGATGATGCGAAGATGGAGCATTTCAGGTTGCCAGTGTATCCAGCAACCAGTGACACCGTGGCGGCACCGATCATGCCATCACGGCTTGCAGTGAATGGTGTGTAGCGAGCATTCCCAGCCGTCACCGTCGCTGTGGTGAAAGACGCATATGGCGTCATCACAACTGTCGTAGGCGCTCGCGAGAACTGCACGCTCGCATCGCTCGCAGGATACCGCGTGATGCATTTCATATCGCCAAGCCACGGCACACTGGATGCGTCGCTGCGCCAGTAGAGGTCGTCCAGGTTCTGCGTTGACACTGCTATCTGCTGTGCGATCTGCAATTTGTTCGCATATGCGTTGGCAGAGGCTTGCGTATCCAACGTAAGCGATGACGTGAAATCTTCGGTCGTGTTGCCGTTCTTGCGGACCTTCATCCATCCAGCGGTGTTGCTGATGACGACCTCAATCTCGAACGAATACCACGTATTCACCACTGGAAACGCGCCGGTATATGTCGCCAGCACGGTCCCGTTTGCGGCACCAGCCGTCAATAAGATCGCCCCATCGGAGCGGAACACAATCGAGCATTGCGCGGTGGCTCCATCGAGTAGCTGTAAATACAAGCCGAGGCTCGAACCGCTGATAGCAAACGTCTGGCGGAACGCCACATTGATATGATGCACCGCGTCATTGACGCTGCTTGTCTTAGCCAAAGTCTGACTGGCGGTGCCGTTCCATGAAAACGCCTGACTGCCAGCGAACCGCCCCGCCACGAGATTGAGTGAGCTTGCGACAGTGGTATCCCAATAGCCGGTTGTGGCATCGGCGCCGGTCGCGTAGCAATCGAACCCATCCGACCATACGAACGCCATCGTCTAACTCCACGTCACAGCAAGCGACAGCAGCGCATCGGTCGGGCTGCCGGTGCTGCCGGTGATGACCACCGTGACCCGCGCGTGCTCGGGGAAGGTATTCGCGGCGGTCGCGTTCAGTGTCGTTGGCGTGGCGCTGTTGACGGTGACAGCACCGAGGCCAGTGACGCTGACTCCGTTGATCTGGATGTTGACGGTGAACGAACCGTTGCCGGTGAAATACGTCAGCGCGTTAACGGTCCCGGCGTATGGTGTGTCGAAGCACAGCCACACGGTATCGTCGGACACCACGGCGGCGTTCTGCCACTGCGCCTGAAGGCGGGCCGCGTTGCGTGCCTGTGGCACGGCACTGGTCAACGCATACGGCGCGAGGGTAGCCGTGACGTTCGCCGCCGTCTGATATCCCGCCGGGTTGGCCGCGTCATAAGGCGTGAACGTCAGCGCCGCAGTGACGTCACCGGATGTCAAGGTAACCGCGCCGATGCGCGTATTGAATGAGGTGACGCCCCCCGCTGATGCGCCTAACCCGTCGATGGCGTCGCTATGCTCCTTCAGCGTGGTGTCGATAGTATCGGCGTTGATGTTCCAGTGTAGGCCCCATACGTCCACGTCAGCGCCTGCCGTGGGCTTGTAGAGTCCATAGAACGGGGTGTTGGTGTAGTCGCTCATGCCGTTTCCAACTCGGGCACTGGCGTCTTGATCCAACTGCCGGTGCCGCACGCGTCGGCCGGTTGCCCCCACGGCGGCGGGGTGCCTGGCGGGTAGGGGCCAGAGCCGTAGGAGCCGACGCTGTAGGGCCGTTTGGGTGCGTTCGCACCGCGACAGGGCGGCGTTGGCGTCCACGTCCCAGCGTTGCACGACTCCACCTGATGCCAGGCGCTCATGGCACCGCGTCCCCGGCCCAGATGCCCAGCACGTCTGCGCTCTCTGTCAGATCGGTGTCCGCCAGGCCGTAGGCAGCCGGGTCGAACCCCGGCGCCTCGCTGTCCGTGCGAATGTGCATGTAGTAGCGATCGGGCGAACCCTTCGCCGGTATCTCGACCGTCTTGCCGGATAGCTCGTCAGAGTAGCTGGTGGCGGCACTGCCGGGCCGGCCCGTCCAGACGGCATCGCTCGTGCTGCGCATGCCGTCCACGGTGACAGTGGCGAGCGCCCCTGCTGCATTGCGCTGGTCGCCCAACGCGTTCTGCAGCATCGCGTCTTCGCTCAGGCCCAGCCCGGCACGCAGCGCAGCCAGCCCGTCCAGCGCCAACGCGAGGCCAGATGTCGGGAAGTTCCAGCGGTGATCTGTCATGGCGCGGTCATTGCCTGCATGTCGGCGGCAGTCAGCACCCGCGACCAGTAGGAGACCCGGCGCAGGTAGCCTGTCGCGTTGTCCGTGACACCTGGATTGGACGGGATCAGGAAACAGATGCCGACGACGCTCAGATTGCCGAACCCTGATGGCATTGCACCGGAGAGCACGGCGCCGCCATTACCACAGACCTGACCGGTCCCTGCTGCCCATGTGCTGGCGGCTTTGCTCACCGCGTTGACCACCAGTGCGGGGCTTGTCGTGACCAGAGCCGTGCCGCCGTCATATTGCGCAACATGCTGGGCTGGATCGACGAACACCATACCGGCGCTACCGCCCGCCGCTTGCCCAAGAGATGCGAGAATACGGATGTTTGGCGAGGTCGGGTTCTGAAAGACAAACTCGGCAAACCATGACCCGATCAGCGCATTGAACCATGGGGCCATATTTGCCGCAGAGATGCTGCATCTATCCTGCGCCCGCGTAACCGCCGCCGAGGTGGTGGGGATGTAGCTGGTGGCGAACGCGCCGACCTCTAGCTGGGCGCCCCAGACCAGCAAACCGTTGGCGGCGTTGCCTGTATAGATCGGCACGAACCCAGGATTGGCGACATTCGAGAACGCCAGACCGGTTCTGTATGTCGTGCCGGTCCCTATGGTTGTCGTGATGCCAAGGCGATATGTGCCGCCACCGACTGCCTGGATCGTCGCTGTGCCGATGACGCCAGTGCCCCGCGCCGTAAGCGCGCCTGTTACTGTGCCGGTTTGCAGATCGAACGTGGCATAGGCGCCGTTCGCACTGCCGTCGTCGCTGAACAGTTGCAGATAGCGGTTCTGCTGTGCCCTGGCGAAGCATGAGAATGTATAGGCCGTCGATGCTGTGGTTGCCGTGCCTGCCCTGGCGGTGAAGTGGACGGTGCCAGTCGCAATTTCGGTCAATCGCCCCATGCTGTTGGTGCCATCCGGCGCGATGCCGGCGGAACCCGAGTAGGTCAGATTGCTGACCGTGTAGCCCGTGAAGTCGCTCACGAGATTGGTCCGCGCCTCCTCGATCAGCAGCCCGCGCAGGGCCAGCGTGGCGGGGTCATAGTCCCACCGTGGCGCACCCATCGGCGTGGTCGTCGTGGCGATGTATGGCGTGGCCGCGCTGCCCTGCTGGAACTGCGCGCCCGAGAAGAACCCATTGCCAGTGCCGTTGCCTGTGTAGGTTATGCTGCCCGTGTCATCAGCCAAGTTGAGGCGGAACGGGAAATTGGCCGCAGGCGCCGCGACTGTCGTGGCGGTGATGCTGATACGGAACCAGCCGCTGCCCACGTCCTGTATGGTGGCAGTCGGCGTGCCTGTTGTGACGGTTATCGTGCCCGCCGTCAGGTTGGCGACTGCAATAGCATTGCCCCCGACCCAGGATGCGCCCGCGCGGAATGCAATCCCGAATCGTGTCCTCGTGCCGGCCTTGACGTAGACCGAGCCGGTGTATGTCGTGTTGCCGATCACAGGCGCCGTGAAGTCCAGATAATGCTCTGTGGTCGCAGTGGTGTCCTCTGTCAGACGCAGCGCCGTCGTCGTCCCGTCTGGCGCGGTCGCCGAGTTGAGTGTTCTAGTCGCATTACCGGGACCAAAGTCCGACAGTGACCCCGAGTTGGTGACGACGTTGGTCGCCGCGTTGCGCATCACGCCGGCGCTGTCAAAATACGTCGCCGTGCTGGCGCGGGTGAACGTAATGCGCGGGTCGAGCACACCGGGCACCATGAAGTCGAGGCCGAGCGTGGGACCGCCAGCGCCACCATTGAACGACGAGGCATCAGCGACCAGCCCGCGCATCTCCCGCGAGAACAGCCTGCACCAGCCGCGCGGCGAGATGTCGCCCAGCACGCGCGCACAGCGCCCGCCACGGCGTGGGGAGAAGTGACGGCACAGGCTACAGTGTTCCCGCCCACCTGCCCCCGTGTAGCGCGCCGCCGCCTTGCTGATCAGGGGCGGGGACATCAGCCGAAGACCCCGGACATCTCCTCGGTGTATGGGGCCCCGCTCATGGTAGATTGTTGCGTGTTCAGGTTGGCCCGCGTGACCGCCTGCTGATACTTGGCGTCCCACTGTGGCGCCATCGGCTCGTCCTGCTCTGCCAGCGTCGCATGCGCCAGGATGCCGTAGAGGTAGACCGAGTAGAGTTGCTCCAGCACCGGGTTGGTGTCGGACGGCAGCAACAGCGCCTTGGGCTTGGCATACCAGTTCATCAGGACGGTCTGCGGCACCCAGTAGGGGTCAGGCGGGTCCGGAATGACCGGCCACGGCAGGAACTCGATGCAGTCGGCCACGAGCCGATAGGCCCACGCGCGGCGGGTGCCAGCGTAGGTGCCAGGATACGGATAGTAATCCGGTGCAGGGCCAGAGACGTCGGTCCGACTGCCCGACCATTCGTCTTTGAGCACGAGGTTGTTGCCGGTGGCAGCGTCGCGGATGCTGGCCATGGTGCAGAAGTCAGGCGGCAAGGTGATGAAGGCCGAATCAACCGGCTGGGTCGCGCTGACCTCCATGCACCTGGCACGCAGGGTCTGCTGGATCTCGGTCTCCACCAACTGCACCCAGGACGGGATGCGTGCTGCGGCGTCCCGGCGGTCGAGATACCACAGCACGTCGTCCGTTAACTGTTGGAATGACGCCAAGGGTCAGTCCCGCTTCTGCTCGCGCTCCCGGCGCTCCCGGTCTTCCCGCTCCCGGTTCTCGCGCTCCTGGCGTTCCCGGCGCTCCCGCTCCTCGCGCTGCTCGCGCTGGTCGCGCTCCTCACGCTCGCGGTCCTGGTCCTGGCCCTGACTCGCCTCACGGCCCGGCTGTGGCTGCTGCCCAGGCTGCTGCGCCGGCTGTGTCGGCTGGTTGGGCTGCGGGCGCGGCGGCGGGTTGGCCGGCATCGGCTGGCCGGGGTTGGGCTGGCCGGGCTGCTGCGTCACCGCTCGCTCGACGCTCAGGTCATGCGGATCTGGCTGGCCGGCAATCTCGGCCATTATCCGGGTCGACTCGCGCGCCATCGCCAGCACCTCGCGCCCGTGCTCGTACGCCATCTCGCGGAGCTCACCGAAGGATTCCGCCTCGGGGTAGCAGCGCATCACCAGCACCTTGTCGAAGTCGGGCGGCAGGTAGGGCTCATCGACGTTGGTGGTGCCCGCCCATCCCGGCGGCGGGATCATGTCCCCCTGGTGATACTGGCCAGGGTATTCCTGACGCGGCGGCACCGGGTTGCGCCCGTGCTCGTCAGAGCCGGGGAAGCGCGGCGTCTGCATGGTCTGCACGCCTTGCGCGCGCTGTGCCGCTGTCGCCGTGGGTGACGGCGCCATCCGCTCGTTGCTGTTGGGCTGGTCTGTGGTTCCCATGGGCATGTGATAGCCTCCTAGAGACGTCGTCCGTCGTCCGTACGAAACACCCGGTTGTCACGCTGGTTCAGCCACACATTCATCGCCTTCTCGTCGTACCAGATGCCGGTCTGCATCAGCCGTTGCACGACCACGTTCGGAATGCTGGCCACCCGCGTAAAGCCGGTCTTGCTGGTGCCGGTAAAGTTGCTGGCCGCACGCTTGCATGCCTCGACGATCGGCTTGACGTTCTGCGTGTAGGTGATGAGCGGCAGGCCGGTTTCCGAGTCGGTGGTGATCTCGGTGTAGCGCGTGGTGACCGGGTCGTAGCGCTCGTAGAGCGGTAGCGTCATAGCGAGACGCTCCGTATATTCGGGTCAGAACAGCGAGTTGACGTCGCTGCTCCGACCCTGACCCCAACGTGCGGAGGCACGCCGTGGCTGCAAAGAAACTGCCCGATCTCAGCTTCGTCCGCGAGTGCCTGGACTACGATCCAGACACCGGCATCTTCCTCTGGCGCGAGAGGCCAAGAGGCCATTTCCGAACTCAGAGGGCCTGCGCCACATGGAACGCCAGATACGCTGGGAAGCTCGCTGGGTGGCGTCTCGTGGTCGATCGAGGTGAGGTATATTGGGCGCTTACCTTGAACAACCGCGCTTGTTTGGCGCATCGCATTGCTTGGTTGCTGACTTACGGAGACGACCCGCGACCTCACGAAATCGACCACATCGACGGCAACCCGCTGAACAACCGAATCGGCAATCTGCGACTGGCCACCCGACAGCAACAGACCTTCAATCGTCGCGCCCGCACTCACAGTATTACCGGCAGTAGAGGCGTGACTGAATGCAGGAATGGCTACGAAGCCCGCATCACGATCAGCGGGAAAGTCCATAGACTCGGAGTTTTTCCCACAATCAGCGAAGCTTCGCAGGCCTATAGACAGGCCGCCAAACACTTCCACGGAGACTACTTTAGGTAGCATCATTGATTGAGCGCGAAAATGGCGCTATGTGCCTTGGGAGCTGTAACCCGCAGTGTTCCCTCAAAGATTATTCCGCCTTGAGTGTTGTCGCCCGTACGGGCATACGGTTGTTCCACCATATTGCGCTCAGGCAACGGTGCCAGTTCCACGTAATCGCGGGTGATCAGCAGTATCATGTTGGGCGGCATGAACCGGTCGGGCGCCAGATCGAGCGTGCCGAAGTTGGTCCGGTAAACGTCCACCGCACCCATGATGGTGACTTCCTGGGATGCAGTCGTGGACTGGATATTTTGCGACACGATCGGGTTGCCGGTGCCGCCCTGCGACAGCGTGCTGAAGTAGTTTTTGATGTTGCCACTCATCAGGCCGATGGTCGGCGAACCGCCTGCGTTCCACGCCGCCTGCATGGCGTCGTTGACGAGAGTGAGCGTCAGATCGCGCGCAGTACCGGGCACCGCCGCGGTGGTGCCGTCGCCCACCGGCATGGTGCCGCCTGCGCCGACGCTGCCGTTGGAGCAGAACGTCGGCATGCCCGCCATGTGGCGCGGATCGGTCGCCGCCTTGGGGATGTTGCTCGTGCTCACGAGCTCCAGGTCGCGCTTGAGCTCGATACCGCGCATGACCAGCTGGCGGTTGTATTCGTCCTCGCCGCCGATGCTGTCGACCACGCGCAGGGTGCCGGACACGCCCACGGTGCGCGCGAATATCTGGCAGACATTCGACATGCGAACCGGTTTCACTGACGGGCTGATGACCGCGGTGAAGCCCTCGGGCTGCGGCACGTCTGCAGCGCTATTGAGCGTCTGGACGAGCCATTCAGTCAAAATCTGCTTGCTACCGACCTGCGGCAGCGCCGAGACGAACGGGGTCTCCTCGGGATCAATCCGATAAATCACATCCGAAACGTCCTCATGGACGGTGCCGGAGGCTAGCTGTTGCGTATATGTATTAGTTGGCGCACTTGCCATCGTCGGCGGTGATGCCATTGGTCACTCCCAAGAAACAGAGACAGCCCCTTGCGGGGCGGATTTCTGCATCTGGAGCGACTGCTTGCCGGGAGGCCGTGTCAGGTGGGTGCAAGCACTCCCGATCGGTGGTCCCTTGGGCGCATCACACGCGATGCCTGCACGTCACTCGCGCCGCTGGGTGCAAGCACTGCCCTCGCGAGTCGGAGTGACCTTAATGCAACAGTTGGTTAGCTTGCAACATGCGTGGGTTCTGGCGGCACATATGGCAGGTCGGGGTGGTCGCGCATGTCCTCGTAGGCCTCGATCAGGCAATGTTTGGCCTGCGCCACTATCTCCCGCTTCTCATCCCTCTCGTCCTGCCGCCGTTGTCTGGCAGCGGCTAGGCGATACTGCTTCCGCCGGACCAGCCATGCCTGCCACTCGTGGTCCTCTTCAGGCACTGGAAGTCCTCCCAGTCGCGGGCGAACTGTTCCCAGGTCATGGTGGGATGCAGCCTGCGGGCCACGTCCCACCACTCCAACTGGTCGTATTCGTCGAGGCGCGTGTCAGGCACGCCGATACCGCACCATGCCCAGACCCAGCAGTCCCATGCCGAGAATCCCGAGGGTCATCGGCTCGGGCACCGTCACTGCGCCGGTCACCAGCTGGATGGTGTCAGCCGCCGCCTGTCCAGCCGCTGTGAAGGTGATCGAGTAATCGTGCCCGGTGCTGGTCACCAAGGCCGGCAGCGGATCGGTCTCGCTGGTGGTGGCGTTGGTGGTGATCGGGAAGGTGTTGCTGGCGAACAGCGCGCCATTCACATTGGTCGACAGCGTCGCCGGCCCGAACGGACCGCCCACGAGGTGGTTGACGGTGAAGGTGGACGTGGCGTCGGCACCGCCGGTCAGGATATTGAGACCGGTCTGATCCACCGAGATGTCCAGCACGTGGGTGCCGCCAGTCGCGGCGGTGGCGTCGATCGTCAGCGAGGCGAGCGAGGCGCCGGGCAGCGGCGGGTTGCCGGCTGCTGCGATGTCGATGCTGGCGAAGTGCGTGCTGGCACCGTCGCAGCTGATCGACGCATTAACGCCACCCGTGCAGACCAGCGCCACAGCCACGCCGTCGTCGAGCGCGCTGATGGTGATCACCCCGGCCATGGCTGGCGATACCAAGGCGAACAATGCAGCGCCTGCGAGCAGTACCTGTCTCATGTGAGCCCCCCTGATAATGTTGCCAGTGTGGCGCGTTACCACTGCGTGTGTCCATTGCGGATAAAGATGCATTAGGGCAACATAGACGTGGCATGGCAGCGCGCGGCGCGTCGCGGTTTGGCGCGGCACGCCTTGGCGGGGCAGTAACGGGTGGTGGCCGGGGAATCCTCGGTCACCACTGCGTATGCCCGTTTGGTCTTCCTGCTCGACGAGCGCCGATCAGTGCAGCAGCATTATTCACAGAAGGCCGCTCGTTAAACGCCTCGGACGCCTCCCTGACCCGCGCGGCAGGTGGCGGCGGTGGAGCGGTCCCGCGCGGCGCATGCCCGACGCTCGGCTGCGTCGCCTGGGGCTTAATGCGGGCTTGGTAGCGGTCATACAGGGAGGCTTTGAAAAGTGTTTCTAAATATTTTGCGCTGGTCAGGCCGTGCAGTTCCTGATCGGTGTAGCCCTGCGTGCGCGCCCAACTGATGATGTCCTGCTGGATCTCCCGCCTTTGCTGCGGGTCTGACCAGAACGGGTATTTCTGGGCAAGCTCGTGATTCGCCTGATCGACGGCCTGGGCCACCGCCGCCTCGCGCGCCTGGGCTTGATGCGTCTGAATCGCCAGCACGCGCTGGTGCTCGATCTGGGCGTCCTGCCAGGTCGCCAACTGGTCCCAGTACGCCGCCGGGTCGGTCTGCCGCAGTTGCGGGTCGGGGCGTGGCGCCTCGGCCAGCCGGCGTTGCAGCGCCTCAATCTCGGGCTGGATCAGCGGCAGGGCGGCGGCAAGCGCCTGCTGCTGCGCCTGTAGCTGGCGTGCCTGGGCGGATAGCTGCTGCGTCTTCTGCGTGTAGTCCTGCGCCTGACGCACTGCGGCAGCCAACTCGGCCTGTGTGTAACGCCGGCCCTCCAGTTCGATTTCTGCCGGGGTTTGGGCAGGCGTACTGCCGGGTGTTTCACGTGAAACACTGTCGCCCGCGTCAGGTGCGTCACCAGAGTCCAACCCCAACGCCCGCTCCAGCGCCGACATGCCGCCGGGTTGGGCGGATTCTGGCGGGGTTGGGCGGGGTCTGGCGGGTTCTGGCGGTGGCGCTTCTCCTGAGTTGTGCCCGTAACCCCCGGAGTTATCCCCAGGCGGCGGTGCTGGCTGGGCGCGGCGGTGGTTCCGCAGCATCCGCGCCGCATCGCTGACGCTGAGCTCGGGCCGGGTGTCGGGTGCGGGCGCGAAGTCGCTGTTGGTGCTGTCGCTTGGCGCGGCTGGCGAGGCCGGGCCGGTGGTTTCGCTCATTTGGTCCCCCTAGCTATTCATGTACGGTCGCTTGCTCCTGGTCCTCGGCGTCCTGCACCGGGCGGCGTGCCGCCTCCTGAAGCCGGGCCTTAAGCTCGGCAATGGTGAGCACCTTCACCCGTGCGGCGTCCCGAACCTCCAATTTATCATCGAAAAGCGCGGTATTTGACGCTGCATGCTGCATTTGGTCGAGGAAATCGACGAAAACCGCGTCATTCAGCACTCTTTGGGCCATGGAAGCCTCCTGACGGGCCTCCATGATGCTTTTGGGCTCGGCATTGAGGTCCAAAGTCCAGTTCATGGTGTTTTCCGCTTCACAGTCGGGTCCATCTCGCGCGTTCTGAGGTCTTTTCGGGTCAAAATGGCCTTGGAAATCACGCTGGAGATGGTTCCGAGGGGTCTTTTGGTCAGTTCCGCGAGCTCTGGATAGGTTTTGCCCTGGATTCGGAGGGTTATGATCAAATCCCGCTCCGTCTCGCTCATCGGGCGCTTGGTGCGGTCACCCATGGCGAGCGATTTCGAGCGATTTGAAGCGATTTGGCGCGATTTCCGACGATATTCCCGGAGCTCTGGCGGAATTTGGCGGAATTTGGCGGAATCTGGCGGATGGCAGATTTCCAAACCTCGGGGGGAGGTGGCCAAACCTAGGGGCGAGGTTTGGTCCTTTCGTTCCGGTCTGCTCGCTCATGCGCCCGGCCTGACCGATGGCCCACCCATGCCAGCGATGTTGCCGGCCACCGCCCGATCGGCGATCTGGCCGTATGTCGTCGGTAAGTTACCGGTCGCGAGCGCCTGGCGAACCATATGAGCGGTGTCGGGCGGGGTGGAGCCTACCGGCGGCGCCACCGGCGCCTGCGGACGCTGGGCCCCCAGGCCTCCGCCCTGTCCCGGCGCCATCCCCATCAGCGGCGAGGCTGGCCCCGGCTTGGGCTGCTGCGGCCCCTGCACACCGGTTGCCGGCTGCTGCGGGGATGTAGGCGGCGGCAGGTCGCCGATGAGGCCAAGGTTGGGCTGGTCTGGCTGCATCGCCGCGCGTAGCTCGTCGAGGCTCGGAACAGGCGTGCCGAACTGTGCGCCGATCTTCCAAAGCTCAACCCATGCGTCCAGCGCCGCCTTATCCCGCTCGCGATCGTCGTCCGACAGCGCCTTGGATCTATCCGTTTGGGCTTTCGCCCTGTCCGTCTCCAAATCAGCGGCGGTCTTCTGCTGCTGCACCATGGCCAGCACCTGTTCCGGCGTTGGCCCCTGGTTGGGCGGCGGCGGCTGCCAGTCGTCGGGCAGTTCTTTGAAGTAGTTGCTGACGTCGGCGATGTTGGCGGTCTCCAGCATGCGCGCCAGCGTGTTGCGATACTCGGGCACGCCGACCAGCGGGTTGTGCAGGCCGTAGTTGGTGATGATCTGTTCCTGCTTACCGGCGATCTGGGCGAGCATGGCGAGGCGCTCCATCGGCATACCCTTGCCGCCGACCTCGACCGCGGCTTCCCACATCGTGCCCAGCGCTCTGGGATCGATCGATATCCACTCGCCCCGGATGCGGATGACGTTGGGCCGGTCCTGCTGCTTGGCGAGCATGCGCAGGAGTCCCGAATAGAGCGGCGCCAAGCCGGTTTCGGCCAAGGTGCGCGCCATCATGTCGAGCCGGTCCTGCGCGGCGGATGTCTGCTGCGACACGGCGATCGGCGCGGTGCTCTGGAGTTCGTCGACGGTGAGGCCCTGGGAGGCGCGGGTGATGCCAGTACGTGATTCACGCACGCCCTCGAGCAACTGCATGATCGGCAGCGCCGCTGCCCCGGCGAACGGCTTCACGAGCTCCTGCACGGCGCCCTGCTGTGCAACGCGGATAATGCTGCCGATCGCGGTCTGGCGCACGTCGGACATGTTCACCTGACCGAGGGTGATCACGGTCCGCGGGTACATCGCCTGCCCGAGGCTATCGAGCGTCGCGCGCATCACCCTGGACTGCAGGCGTTGCAGGTCCATCACCATGTCGGACACAGACGACCCGATGATCCGCCCCGGCTCGCGGTAAGGCGTGAAGCACGACAAGGGGATCTCGTCGGTGCGCTCCCACTGCACCAGACGGCAGTCGTCGCCGAGGCTGTGGGTGTGCAGCAGCTCCGCCTTGTGGTCGTTGTCGGCGTCGCACCTGATCCAGCCTTCGATATAGCGGATCATGCCCATGCTGCGGTCGTTGGGTGGCCCGCCGTGCATGTGGTGCCCTGATGCACTGTCACGGGCGATCGCCTCGCGCCGCCACTGCGTCGTGGGCGCTGAACCACCAGCACGCAGCACCGCGTGCTCATCCAACCCCATCTCGATCAGGTCCGAGGCGGATACGTCCCTGACGTGAAAAACACCGCGCGCTTCCTTCACCGTCGAGGCGTCGGACACCACCCACACGCATTCGGACGGCACCGATTCAACGATGGGCCACGCCTGCTGCACGCTGCGTGTGATGGTGGCGCTCCAGTATTCCGCTGGCCCGCCTTGGCCCAGATACATCTGGCCTTCGGGCGTCTTGGCCATCGCCTCCTGCTCGACCCTGGTCATCGGTCGGCGTACGATGCGTTGCGCCTCGATGCCCGGCTCGGCGAGCAGCATTTGCAGTTGCGGCAGGATGAGGCCCTCGGCCACCTCGGTGCGGATCTGCTGCTTCTTGCCCCACGACCAACGCACCCAGCCGGCTTTGCGGGTGAGCGCATCGAGCAGCGCATCGTGCAGGATCGACCAGCCGGGGTTGGCCACGAACAGCGCCCAGCGGGCGTAGTCGGTAGCTTGGCGGCTTAGCATCGTCGCCAGCTTGTCGTTGCCGGATATCTCGCTGCTGATCGGCTCGAAATGCACCGGGTCCTCGACGCCGGTGAACACGCGCAGCAGGCTTGGGAGTGTCGAACGAATCGTATCCCTAACAACAGTCATCACCAACTGAGAACGACCCTTTAACGCCGGTTCGTCGCCGAAGCCCTTACCGTTGTAATATTCCGACGCCGTAACCCTCTGGTTGCTCAGTTCCTCGTCATAGTTTCGCGCGATACCAAAATAATACCTGTTGATCTCGGCAATCTCGCTGTCCTCTTTGCCGAGTCGAGCGTAAACGACCTCCTGCACCCACGGGGTCGAGGATGGCTGCACGCTAGGACGCAGGCCCAGCGCATAAGGCCGGATTTCCGGCGGCAGGTCGTCGGTCGGGTCGTCCGGGATGTCCTCGTCTTTGCGCCTGGGCAACAACGTCGCAATCACCTGATGGTCCGTGGGTCTCTGGCCCATCGGGCGCACCAGCCCCTCGATCGGTGGCAGCGGGGGGGCGCCGTAGCTCTGCGTGTTGGGCGCCAGCAGGCCCTGCTGCGGCGGGGTCATGCCCTGCTGACCCACCTGCGGCGCCATCGGGTTAACGCCCTGGCGCAGGCCGGGCGGTGGCACGAGTCCGGGAGGTAAAATGCCGCTCATCCGATGCGTCCCATCAGTAAGAGAACCAGCAGCACCAGGATGACCAGCCCGACGATGCCGATGCCCGGCCCGTAGTAGGGGCTGTCGGCGTAGTAGTGACCGCCGCGGTAGCCCCACCAGCCGCCGAACATCACCATCAGCAACACCACGATCAGGATGATGGCGAGCGGGCTCACTTCTTGCGTGCCGGCAGCCGCTTGGTGCCCTTCTGCTGGTCAGCCTTGGCGAAGTCTTTGCCGACCTTCTGCGGCACCCCGGCGTAGCCGCCCTTGGTGTGCGCCGCTGCCTGCATCAGGCGTGCTTGCGACTTGGATTTGCTGGGCATGGGTTACCTCTGGAACTCGGGGAAGTCCGTCTGCTGGCTTATGCCTCCGGTCACCCCGGCAGGTCGGTCGGGGCATGCGGCGTCCGTGGCGGCGCGCATGATGGCGTCGGCGATGCTGGTCGGCATGCCGCTCTCCAGCAGCCTGTGGCGCAGCCTGAGCCGGTCCTCGCCGGCCTGGAGGCGGCGGGTCACGTGCTCGACCAAGTCGGTCTTGCTCGCCTGAGCGCGCACGTTGGCGGCGACCACCTGCTCGGCTGCCTTGGCCCGCGCCGTCAGCAGGAAGCCCAGGCGCTGGTCATCGCTGGTAGCGGTTATCCGCTCGATGTGGATCAGCTGCATCAGATGTGCCCCCACGTCTTGCGTGTGCGGATGTACCAGGCCGCCGCCTGCGAAATGCCGAACCTGTCGGCTATCTCGTACGTCGTCTCGGTGGTGGATCGCCGAATCTCCAGCACTTGGTCGGCGGTCAGTTTGGCCTTGTTATTCTCCTCGCCGCGCCGCCATACGGGCAGGACAAACCTGCCTCGCCTTATCGAGTCGGCGGCATTAGTCCGGTAGTCGCCCCAGTAGAGGTGATCGGGGTTCACGCAGTTGGGCATATCGCAGTGATGGCAAGCAAATGAGCGATCGTGTGGCCTTGGCCTACCATCCATCTCTAACGAGATGTGGGAAGCAAGTCGTCTCGGCCCGTTCATGTTCAGCATGCCGTAGCCCTGCTGGGTTGCGGCACCATCCCACAACCAACACCCGCTGTTTGGCTCGGGCGAAACGTATTTCCAGAAGCGCTGCTCTACGGTGCTCTGCATCATTCCATTCCTGGTATGCTGCCCATTACGGGAGCGCTATCATATAACCAACTCTGGTTCGCCGATGTGACCATGAGCCCCTGTTGCGCCAAGGTTAACATTAGCGCGTCGGCACTGTCGCAGCTGGGCAGGCCTCTGCGCCTCATACTCTCCTTCGATTCAATTTGCAGCTTGCCCGTGGATGAGAATGTATATCTGGCGCTCACCAGATCGTCGCGCATCTGATCGTCTCTGGGCAGGCGCACGGTACGGGTGGCGAGCCACTCGCGCATCCTGGCCCAAAGTTCATCACGCAAGCGCATATAATTATTTGCATTGGCCGGTGACTCAGCGACGTTGACGCCCAGCACCGGCAGGCCCTGCTCTTGCAGGCGGTCCACCACACCAGCGCCAATGCCGATTGAGTCAATCGCGATCAGCGATGGCCGTGAGGCCTGCGCCAAATCGAACTCGTGCTTGACCGCGCCGGCCAGGACCATCAAATCGATGTTGCGCCAACGGCGCGGCGGCTCGGTGACGCACGCGCCCTGACGCTTGATCAACACCGATGCGTCGGCGCCGAAGCGCGCGCAGTCTAACCCCCAAAGAATCGGCGCACCGGTATCGAGCACTGTGTCCCGGTTCATTGCTGTATCTACAAGCTCGCCGGGGATGAATGTATCATCGCTGCCGGCGGGGAACTGGCCCAGCACCCGGACCCGGAACGCGTTGCTCTCGGGGCCGTATCTTTGGCTCATCTCAGCCACGTAAGCCGGATCGACCCGCGTGCTCTCGGCACTGGACACCGTCATGCAGCGCCAGCGGTCGCGCTCGAGCGTGTGGGTGCGCCAGAAGAAGCCCGAGTCGCGCGTGGGGTTACCGATCAGCAGCGTGATCGCACCAGAACTGCTCATGCTGCCCGATGCGGCCTCGTAGACCTTCTCGTCGATTCCTGACGCTTCGTCCGCGACCAAGAGTATGTTGGCACTGTGCAAGCCGGCCATCGCCTCGGGGGTCTCGGGGCGGGATGTCCTCGCCGTAACGAAGCACTCGCGGTCACTCTTGAGGGTAATGTGGTCGGCG